AGGTTCTCCTTGATCTTTTAGATTATAAAATCTATCTTTTATTTCCCAGTTAATAGTGTTGCCACCTTCTTTTATTTCCCAGGAAAGGTTTTTTGTTTCTGTTTTCATGATATAATATAATTAAATAGTTTGTTAAGTGTGACAATAGCTTTAGTATATATTTAGTAACAGGCTAATGTCACATAAAATAAACCTAAAGGCGCCAGTTTGACGCCTTTGGTTTAAAATATAGTTTATTGTTATGCGTAAGCGTCAGCGACATTAAATCCGCTACAGCTTGTTATGCCTGGAAGATATGTTCCAGTTACATCATCCGCTACAACAATCATACTTGCTGTTTTAAATGATTGACCAGATGCTGCATCACAAATAGCTTTCATTACTTTTTTACCTTCATTTGTTCCGATATTTAAAGTAACTTTGTCACTATTTTTAAAGCTATCAGCACCTCTATCATCAAATCTTACTACAGGCTCAAAGTGTACAACTACGCTAGTGTCACTAACTGGTACAATGCCTTTAAAAGCAGATACAGGTATAATTAAAGATGTAGAGTCAGATATAGATCCTGTGTTATCCGAATCCCCGTCGTCATCTGCAATAGGAATTACAGTTCTAAAATAAAAGTATCTTAAATTTGTAGATACTAAGGTTGGTATGTTATTTGCCATTTTCTTAATTTTTAAAAGTTAATAATTAATTTAATTATGAAAATGCCTGAGTAACAGTAATAGCTCCACAAGTAGCGATTCCTTCTAAGTATTTAGATTCAACATCATCAGCAACAACAATCATAGATGAGCTTGAAAAAGAGATTCCAGCTATTGCTCTAGCAATTCCTTGAAAAACTTCTTTAGCGTTATTTGTTCCTGTATTTAAAACAACAGTGTCGCTATTTACAAAAGCATTAGTTGCTTCATCGTGCAGCGCAATCACAGGATTAAAATACAAAGTAACAGCAGTGTCGCTAGTTGGCTGAGCGCCTCTAAAGTCACTAGCTTTAACAAGCAATGATTGACCGCTATCGTCGTCATCTGCTAAAGTATCTGTAGTTCTAAAATATAAATATTTTTCCATTTTTTTTAGTTTTTAGTTTTTTGTTTTTAGTTTTTGGTTTATTAAAAGGCGGCTTTTACACCGCCTTATTTTTATTTATTATGATTCTTTTAATAATACAAAGTTATTAGCACCTTGAACTACTAAACATCTTTCAGACAAATAGTGTACTTCCATGAAGTCATCTCCTATGTAGCTAGCAGATCCTACAGAACCAGTAACCCAAGTTTTGAGTTTTCTGTCATCAGTAGCTGAGCTTCTGTAACGTACGTGTAAGAAAGGACGTGTCATGTTTTTGCCCAATGACTGATCGTAGACAGTTGAAGTTCCAGCAGGAATTAAACATCCTGAAATGTCTCCAAAACCACCACGAGCAGAAGCATCGTTTAAGTATTTCCAGTCTGACTTGTAAAAATCGTAAGATCCTCTACGGAAAGCAGAGAAACCTAAGTTTAATGCCATGTCAGCGTCGTTGTTAAATACTCCAAAAGAAGCACCACCTTGGTAGTTAGCGTTTAATCCAGCAACCATATCATCAAGAGTAAGAGCTAAAGAACGATTAACATAAAGCATGTTTTCTTCAATAGCACCTTGCTTGTCAAGATTTTTCAACAATAAGTCAAAATCTCCAAGAGAAGCTAAATCTTCAAATACGTTACCACGAGTAGAGATAGCTGAAAATAAACCTTCAGTACCTACTTCAGTAGCGTTAGTCATACCTAAACCACCAGTTGCATCGTGAATTACAGATGCAGAATCAGCTTTTTCAGCTTCAATTAAAGAAGTTTCTAGGTAATCTTCAAAACGCAAACGAGTCTCGCCAGCTGATTTTAAATACCAAGAAAAGCCAGTTTGTCCAGCTTCGTCAGTAGTTTCAATCCAACCGATAGAAGCAGTATCAGAACCATTGATCTTAAAGTGATCTTTGATAATAATAGGCTTGTTGCTAAATTGAGTAAACTGAGGCTTAAGCTCTCCGCTTTGGCTAGCACTTCCTTTGGCAAATTCTTTACCATAAACAAATATATTCAACTGATCGTTGTCAGCGAAAGTACCTGTCATAGCAGCTTTTGAATAAGGTAGTAAAGTAGCGTCTACGTTACCAGCTCCTTGACCAGCAGTCTGAGTTGAGCTAGCAGCTGTAGTAGATACGTAGCACTTTAAGGTTTTAAGACCAGTAGCAGCGTCAGTAACTAATACAGTATCACCAACTCTTAAAGAGTTAGTCAAAGCAGTACCAAAAGAGATAGTGTTTCCAGAGGCAGACTCTACTTCTACACTAGTAGTAGATCCCGCAGCACCAGCACTTTTGTAAGCAATGTGTAAACGGTTTTGTTCAGACCAAACGATTTGATCAGATTGCATAGGCATTTCAGCGCCTACCATTTGTAAAAATCCACTGATAGTACGGTTTCCGTATCGCTCTACTTCTTGCTCGTACAATTCAGGAAGATATTGTTGTGCCCATCCAGCTGTAGCTGTAGCAGTAAAGTCAACATAATTGTTTGCTGTTACGGCAGGTGTTGGGCTAGGAGTTAATGAATATGATCCACCTAATCCTAAAGATGTGTTAAATCCCATTTTTTTTAGTTTTTAAGTTGTTTTTATTATTTTCTAATTTTAAATTTCAACCTTGAACTATCTTCACCACCTAATACTCTAACTTTCATACCGCCTGCATCTACAACTGGTTTAACAGTTCTAGGTGCCATGTCAATGTTTTTTGACTTAACAGCAGTACTCTTTATAGCATCAGCTTTACCTTGCTCATAAAAATGCGATACAATTTTATCGATGTTTCTACCCGCGTATAAAGCTTTGTGATAACCTGCAGCGTCTTTCATCATATCGTTTTCATCGAGGAACTCCCTGACAAAATTAGATATGTCGCTTTGGTAATCCTTAATTGCAGCAGCATCTTTTACATTGTACCTATATTTCTTGTCACCAACTTTAAAATCAAAACCTTTGAAATTTTCGTTGAAAACATTATTGGTGGTTTGCTCAAATTGCTTATACTGCTTTTGCTGGATTTCACTAGCGGCAGATTGTTTTTGGTTGTACTCGTTATAAAAGTTAATAGCATCTTGCTGATCTTTAGACAACTTAGAACCCAACTTGACTTCCTTGTAATACTCGTCTTTCATACCATTAAGAAACTTCTTAGCTTTCGCAACTTCTTCTTTTAAAGCCAACTTCTTTTTTCTAATATCTCGCTGTTCATCTAATTCTTCATCAAATGAAAAGCTGTCTTCAATTAAAAAATCAATCTCACTATTGTCTAAATGAGACTTGGTTGACTTATAATATTCTTTTAATAGTGTGTTATTGTCTACATTAGAGTAATCAGCGTTAAGCCTTACATACTCTTCAATAGTACCACCTGTTTCTTCCATAAACTTTACCAAGCTTTGAATATTTTCTGGTAAAACTACTTCTGGCTTAGGTGTAATTTCTTCTTTAGCAACTTCTTGTGTTACTTCAGCAACAGGCTGTTCTGGTTCGTCCGTTACTTCTTGTAAAGCTTCTTCGACGACTTCTTTTTGCTCAGCGACCGGCTTTTGCGTTTCTTGTGCTTGCACCCGCACTTCTTCTTTAACATCTGTTTCTTCTGTTTTATCTTGAAGTTGTTTTAGTTTTCCTAGGTCTAACTTAATAGTACCATCTTCTTTTACTTCTTTATACGAAGTATCTTCTTGAGGTGTTTCCTCTACAGCTTGAGTTTGCTCAACTGTTTCGTCTACGACCTCTTCTATTGGTTGTGTTTGTTCTGACATGATAAAATATTATATAATTGTTTGTTTATTTTCAACGCGGCTCAAACTGTTCAAGTCCAAATCCACCCAAGTTATCTTGCCCTGCGGACTCGAAGTTTTTAGGTGGCGCGTTGTTTTTTCTTTGATCTATAAGCTCACTTTGTTGTGATGCTTGTATTTTAGTTCTTTCATCTTTACGATCTTCTTTGAACTTATCTTTTTCTTTTACAACAGCAAGCTGTGCTTCTTGTAATTGTTTGTTAATCTCAAACTCGTACTGCATTAACTCTTTTTTAATTGCAGCTTCTCTTTCCATTTTAGCTATTTCAAGCTGTGACTTCATTTGCTCTAACTGAGCTTTTGACTCTGTAAGCGCTTGTTGCTTTTGCATATCTGCAGCAGCGGCAGCTTGTGCAGCTTGTGCGTTTGCTTGACTTTGTGCTTGTATGTTCTGTTGAGCTTGTTGTTGATCTAAATCTTGTTTCTTTTTTCTACGTATTTTAAGTAGCTGATTAGCTAGTTTAATATTACGTACTTCTCTAATATCTATAGCGTCTTCTAAGTATATTTGACCGCTTTGTAAAGCTACTTGAATATTGTTTTCTAGTTTAGCTTTTTCCTCTTCATCTGGTGCAAGCTCTAAAAATATACCAAAATCGTGCAAGTGTAAGTTAGCCATTTCTTCTAAAGTAGAAACGTTAAACTTACCTAGTGTTTTTATAAACGACTCTCTAGTTGGTGAATACTCTATAACATCAGACACTCGCATTGCAATACACTCTGCCATTGTTAGGGTTATATACAAGCTTGATTGCAATAGGTGCCTTGTTGCTGTATTAGAGTTTGCTGCAGCTAATTTCTGCAAGCCTACTAAAGCGTTTTTATCAGGTACGCTTCCGTCTCTAGCTTCGTTTAAACCAGTGACATCACGCATCATTTGTAAGTAATAATTGTAAGTGCTTATAAGCGCACTGATCTTATTATTACCTCCATTTGAATTAAGTTCCGTAATAGGTAAACGACCGCGATTCATATCACCGTCTTGTGTCATAGACCTACCAATTACACTACCTGTTTGAAAGTACATGTTAAGTGCTTCTTGTGGGTTGTAATTAGTACCGTTACCTAAATCTATTTCAGCTAAAGCATCGGCATCTAAATAAACACCATCAGGTACTACTCTAGATAATACTTGCTGTAGCTTTAAATGTGTAAGCTGAATCATATCAGCAAAGTTAGTCATACGACTTACCAAGCTTTCAATACGACCTTCGTACATACGCGGCGCACAAATAGCATAGCTCATTTGAGCTTTTGTTGTGTCTGCTTTTGGTCGCATCATATTCTTTTTGAGCTCCCATTTTAAAACATCTTTACTGCCAAGTATTTTAGCGCCTTCATAAATAACTTCAATAGCTCTGTCTACTTTTTCAAATTCATCAGACGCTGGTGGATTAAAAGTATCGTTTTTCTCTATGGCTTTACTACCACCTGTAGCAGTTTTTTTAATTTTGTGAACCTGATTAGCGTATGTTTTATATTCAAAGTATAACACTGTTGCTGTGTTTTCTTCGTCAGATTTAGAGTTATAAGAGCTGTTTCTATAAGACTGACTATAGCTTTTATAAGACTCTAACTCTTCGTCTGTTATTTCAGGAAACTCTTTTTTAAGTTCATTTAAATAAACTTCTTTTACTTCACCAACATAATATATGTCATCAAAATACGGTGAGTCAGTGTTAGAGTAAACTAAATCAGCAGGATCTACATATTCTACTTTAATACCCTCGGCTTTATTAAATGAGCTTTTAGCAGCTGCAATACCTATTACAGCTAAATCATTATTAATTCGTCTAGATATAAGTTCGTATTTGTTTTTATCAAAAATACTATTAATAGCTTCTTCTTCTGCTATTTCTACAGACTGCTTATAGTCAAGTTGCATATGAAGTTCTAACTCTTCAGTAGTTTCAGGCAACTTGCTTTGATCTGTTTGATATATATCTATGCCTAATTGACTAGCAACAGCGTCATTAAAAGGCTTTGCTTGCATGTCTTCAGCTATTTTAGTGACATAATCTGTACGCTCTTGTATTGACGCTGGATCTTGCGAATAGGCTTTAATGTCATATGATCTGTCAGCCATACCGTTAACAACAATGTCAACAAACTTTGGAATAATAGGTACTGGCTTCCAGTCTAAATTTAAATAAGATAAATCACCGTTAATTGATAACTCATCTTTGTACTTTCTAACAGACTGCTCTCCTCTAGCATATAGCCTTAGCGAGTGAAAAGAATGTCTTGAAGCTGAATATCTACCAGATCCAGTTCTACCTTGATAACCTTCTTTAGTATTAAACCACTCATGTTCTATAGCTCTACCAACTTTGCTACCATATTCTAGTGACATTTTTTCTAAATCACTAACCGCTTGGCTGGGAAAAGAACTCTTTATAGCTTTATTAATCATTTATTTTAAATTATTTTTGATCTTGATCCTTTGTTATCATACCTTTTAATTCCAAGGTTTATACTTCTAACTTGTCTTTCTTGAACTGGGGTGTAAAGGTTTTTATTGCAAGCCATTATAGCTAGCCCTGAACTTATTGAAGCATCAAACTTGGTTCGGTTGTTTATATCAAACCTAGCCCAGTCTTCTAATGTTCTGTTAAAGTACATATCGCCACAACCTTCGTTATTATATCCTACATATTTTTCTATGTAAGACTCTATAGCCGCAGCATGCGACTGCTTCATATCTTGTGAAGAGTTAGGTATACCACCTATTTCTTTTTCTGTCACTGAAAGTTTATTAAAAACTTTATCAGGCCTGTTCATTGAAAAGCCTCTGTAACCTCTTCTTTTAAAATGATATAATAGTCTTGGCTTATTGTTCTCTGCTAATATTGGCATGCCGTAAAACACGCAAGCCATAAGTACATCTTCAAAAAATATTTCAGCCGTCTGTGGCCGAGCAACATATTCTAAGAAAAAGCTATTTGATGGCGCTTCTTCCATTGAATACTTAGTAAGCCCGTGTAAAGCTCCGTTAGATCCTATACCGTCAACAGTACCTGATATATCGTAGCTATCACAGCCAAATGCTCCAACGTGTTCGTTGCCAGGAAACTTAATACCATTTTTAAGTCTTATCCTGTTTTGCATTTCTATTTTAGGTACCCAGCTAACTTTAAACCTACCGTTTCTATTAGGCATAAACTCTACAGTGGTATCTTTAACACCGTTTTTCCACTGAAACGAGCCTTTGGTTATAAGCGAAGATCTAGTTATATCTTCGTTGTAATCTATTTGTTCGTATATCTTACTTAGATTAAATAAAGACTGTTTGGCTTCATCTCTAAAAGCATGACTTTCAGTGCGCGGAAACTGTCTGTAAAATTCGTTTAATCCGTCTTGATCGTTTTTTAAGCCTTCTACTTCGTTTTCCCAATACTCTATTACTCCTTGTTCGATTTCATCGCCAAAGCCGTCGAGTACCGGTTTGTCCGGAGTGTCGAAGACAGGTGCTCCATACATATCAATATATCCTTCGTAGTTCCATTCCATAGGTATGAACAAAGAATATAATCCTGAGCTAGTCTGTCCATTGCGGTTTCTTTTTGTAACGTCTGAGTCATAATAAAGCTTTTTAAAATTTTCACCACCTTTATCTAGTGAGTTACTTGTTGAGCCCATCATGCACTTACCTATAATTCTAGAGCCTAGCCTAAGCGTAGTTTTTGTTACTCTCCAGTTGTTTAATATATTGTCTGGCCTCTCCCACTTACCGCTTTCGTCGTGCGCAAGCAGTCTTAGTTTTTCACCATCATAACTATTATCACCTGTGTTTTTCCAGTCAATAGTTGTATCAAGTCCTTCTATTTCTTTTAGCGACTCGTTTGCATCAAGTTTTCTTCTTGTAAACTTAGACGCTGGAACTCTGTAGGCCAGTTCTGTTTTTGGCCTGTCCATACCGTCTTGTATTGGCTTGAAGAAAAACGGGTAGTTGATTGATATTGGTACAACTTTGTCTGTAAACATTTTTTTAGCATCAGCCCCTGTTTTTGACAATATTCCAAATCTAGCATCTTTAGATGTTGTTGCTTGATGCACGAGCTCTGACGACGACATAAAACTGAATCCAGATCGTCTGTTTTTGAGATAACACATGCCATAACATCTCTTGTCGGCTTTGCAAGCTTCCCAGAATATGAAGAATAATCTGTTTGACTCCCTAAAATCTGGGTGCCCAACATCAATCTTGGTCCACTGCAAGTACATATAGTGAGAACCAGTAATGTAAGTAGCCACAGTCTTATTATTGAACCAGTGACCGTTTTCTCGTCTAGTAAATTCTTCATCTATATAATCGTACCATTTTTCTTTAAACTCTGATGGGTAATTTTCCCAATCAAATACTGACTTAATCTTACTTAATTCTTTTGGGTACTCATATGGCACCCATTTCTGTTGCTTACTTTTAGCAACGGCTTGTGCAGGTGGCAAAGCTATTTTAAGGTTTTGTATTTCATATATTTCACCTATTTCACCTGTTTTAGATATAACAACTACATCGTGATCTTTGTTGTAACCATACTCCCACTTTTTATACCTGTTCATCTGCTTAACAGTTTTAGGTTTTATATAGTCAGTTAGTACAGTAACTAGAGTTTGGTTGTAACTCATGTTGATCTACCTTCAGCAAAGCCTTTAAAAGTTTTTTCTTTAGTTTCTTTTTTAGGCTTTTCGTTTAACATATCTTCTTCAAGCTGTATTCTAGTTAATATTTCAAACGCATCGAATATAGCTAGCTTTTTTGTAGCTGCAGCATTTTTAAGTCTGTCAGCTGTTATGTCGTCTCCTGAATCTACAATAGGTTCCTTAGCTACTTTAATAAGTTCTTCCACAGCCTTTTGCCCAGCTTGGATTATATTCAACTTCGTCTCCTTTGTATTCATATTTAATTGTAATATCATTAGTTCGCATGCGGTATAATCTGTCTTCTTCTATAATAAACTCATATTCGCTGCTAGGGCTGAATCCAACCAGATCCCCCTCGTGTATTTTAAACGCCTCTAACGAGCTATTACCGTATTTTAGTATACCAATACGTTTTTGCTCTTTTTCATCGCTTATAATTTGTTTTTCTTTTTTAAGTATAGGCTTTACAAAACAAAAATTACCAGGTGCTTTCCACTGGTTGTTGTGCTTATACAAAAATATTTGATCATAATAACAGAAGTACATATCTTCTTTAAAATACGAGCTACTGTTTTTCTCAACACCTCTTACGTCGTAAAACCTTCTAAACACATTGTGATGAACTATAACTTCGTCTCCAACACTTAAGTCTGTATCACCTATTAGTGGCACTGACATTACAACACCTACGCGGTTGACAAACTTGTGATCGTCCATCGTGGTGTTAATAATTAGTTTTTTATCACCTACGCTTACTTCATTTGTATACCTACCGTTTTTTGGTTGTATAATGAAGCTGTATAAACTTTGCATTAGTACTCTAAATTATACTCAATTGATATAGCCATATTAGAATTAAACTTTTTCCACGGTATGACTTCATTGTTTTTTTCGATGTATATATTATATGATCCGTCTTTTTGATCGTGCAATATATCAGAGATGCAATGACCTCCGTAAACCTGTTGGCCTACAGAGTAATGCATTGCTTCGTTTTTATAATCTGCACCAATACTTATTTTTCTAATCAGCTTGGCCATCTTCTTCTTTAATTTCCTCGTAAGATCCGTCTTCAAGATTTACTGTAATTTTACCGTACTTCTCTTCTAACTCTTCATTGAGTTTTTTTGACTCGCTTACGACTTCTGCAAATGCATGTAGTAATTCGTGTTTTTGAGCTTCAATAGCTCCAATGTCAGACAATAATCTTGCCTTAACAGACTGTTGAGTTGATAATTGTTTTAACTCTTTTTCTTCAATTTTAGCACTCATTTTAATTTGATTTGATTATTATTTAATTTATTATATACTAATCACTTATATTAAGCGTTATTTACTAATAGACTTAGCCTTTTCCCAAGACCTTCCTACAAAGTAAGCGCCGTAAACAGTTACAAGCAAGGTTTGGAATATTGGAATATACTCTTCAGCTATTTTAAAATTACCAATATTACCATCGCAAAAAGCGCACAGAGTAAATACAACTGTTAAGTATATTAACACCATTGGTCGTATGTTTTTTGACAAAACCGAATCAGACTTCATGTCTGACTCCCACCTTGCAGTTACTTGCTCTTGCGCCTCTTTGTCTGCTTTTTCTAGTATTTCTGTTATTAATCTTTGGGCTTCCAGCTTTTCTTCTTTACTAGTAGTTAGATCGTCTATTACTTTTCCAACTTCTTTAATAACGCCGCCAGTTAGCCACTGCCATATTTTATTCATCTACCATTTAACTTTATTAGCCCAGTAAGCTGCACTTAGTTTACCTTTAGCTATGTTTTTTCTATGTCTAGCTTTAAAGCTTTTACGTCTAGCTTTTTGTTTTGCTGACTCACCTTTTTTAGGTTTACCTGCTGTTGTAACTCCTTGCTGGCCAAAACGTATAATTTTCTGAACACCTCCAGAGCAGGCTTTAACAACGTGAGACTTAGTTTTATGACTAGGTGTTCTTTTAGGCTTATTGCAAGCCATTTTGCTTTTATTTAATTTAGCCATTATATTTTGTTTTCTTGATAGTCTACACCATAAAAGCTGTGTACTCCGTTACCATTTATATTACCAACAGCAGCAGACTTCCAGCCGTAAGGGTGATCTGCTTTAATAATATTACCTTCTTCATCTTCTGTGTCGCTAAAAGTCCACATAACATCTAAGTGGTATTTACTACTTAATACAGGTGCTTTGGTTTCGTTACCCTCTTCATCGTATTCGCCTTGCTCTAAAACAATATGTCCTAACTTAACAATAGCGTGTCTGTGTGTTGGGTACTCGTTACCTTCTTCGTCTGTATCTACTCCTAAGGCTTTTATTTTAGCCTCAGCAGTTGCTTGGTCTTTAAATTCGTATTTTCCTATTTTCATAATTAACTTGTTAAAGCTGCCAGCTGCGCATCTGTTAATGC